GATAACGATGTTACCCTTGCCTCTACGAGTCTGCTTGGCAATCTGGTTAGCTTCGCGTTCAAGCTGGAACATAAGACCCTTGAACTTTTCAACTGACCAACGACCGTTTGAGTCAGTGTCAAGATCGAAGATACCAGCAGTAGTGGTATTGTCCTGAGCGCCGACAGCAGCAGTAATGTTGATAGTACGAACAACTTCACGGTTGATTTCAGCAAGGATTTCAGCTGATAGAATATTTGACAATTCTGTTTCAGCGTCTAGACCATGGATAGCCTTAAGATCCTGTGCAAGTTCCATTGAGTACTCAGCCTTTAGAGCACGAGTATTAGCAGTTACAGTAACCTTCTCGATGCTGAAAGCCATCTGAGCGAAGTCAGTGTTCTGATAAGTACCAAGAGCTTCTGCCTGAGCAGTTGACATACCAGCGCCAGTGTTATAAGTGTTAACAGCTGTAAGTGGTGAAGTGTTTGAAGCGCCTGGGATAGTACCAGTGAACTTATTACCGAAAGTGTTAGCACCAGAAGTAACACCAGAGAATGCAGTGTTTACTTCATTGTAGAATGTTTCGTCGCCAGTTTGGTTAGCATAACGTGAACGCATTGCGAAAATCAAGCCAGTTGGACCAGTCATTGGCTGAACGCCGCAGATGTCATAGGCAAGAAGGTTAGGCATTGCACGACGTACGAGAGAGATAAGAACTGGATCGAAAGTATCGATACCAGCGCCATTGATGTTAGTTGCGATAGTTGAACCAGCTCCTGGAGCTTCTGTAAGAGTCTGGTACTGACCGTGAGCAGCAGATTCAGTAAGAGCACGTTCAGTGTTCTCAAGCATGATTGCAGTTACGGAACGGCGGTGCTGGTCTCTGATGCTACCTAAAGCATCATGATCGAGAACAGGAGCCCACTTGTTTTGAATTTCCTCAGCTAGATACATTTATTTGTCCTTTCGGGTTTTTATGGTTTGTTATTATTTATAAAATATTACTTCTTAACTGTTCTTGCGATCGCATTTACGTAACGGTTTACGCTAGGATCAACGTAACGGTTAGTAGATTCAGTTAATTCGCCTTCGAATGTTTCCTCTTCAATATTTGAAGAATATGAAGTATTATCATTCTTGAAATAGTTCTCCTTAACAATCTTCAACTTCTTTTCGTAAGTTTCAAGATTACCGTCGAACTCAATTCCTTCAACTAGAGCCGCAAACTTCTCCTGCTGTGTTAGTGCAAGGTCAGAAGAAAGTTCTTCAAAAATACCATGTGCAGCGTGTTCTACAATAGCATTCTTTAGGTTAGCGTTTTCAGAAATTGTTTCATCAAGTTTCTGTTCCAAAGTTTCTACCTTTTCGGCCATTGCTTCTAGAACATCAACCTTTTCTTGTGGAACACTAATATAGTGGTCTGCAAAAAGATTTTTCAATCCTTCGATGAACTCTTCAGAAAGTTCATTACGTAGGGTTGATTCAATTGCTACTTCGTTTTCTTTCATCCAGTTTTCGACAACATAATCAAGATATGTGTCAAGCTTTGATGTTACTTCTTCATTGAAGATAGCTAGCTCTTCTTCGAGCTTTGTATTAAATTCTTCTTCAAGGCGAGCAGTTTCAACATGAATACGAGCAGAAATAGCTGCTTCGAATAGAGTTGAAGCTTCGTCCTTAAATTCTTCTGATAGTTCATAACCGTTGAACATTTCTTCAACGTCTTCCTTAACATTAAGCTTTGGCATTGCATCCTTAGTTTTTGGACCCTTACCACCCTTCATGTCGATTGTTGCTATATTCTTTGCAGAATTATCACCAACACCGTAATCTTTACCTGGACCGAACTGGGAAAGCATAGCAGCAAAACCATTAAGATCTTCTGATGACATACCACCAATTGCGCTCATAGCAGCGTTCATAACACTAAGCTTTGACTTAGGGTCGGAAACTGCTCTAGCAGCTGGATGAAGAGAAGATGCTGCTTCTGTTTCTTCGTCGATTTCAGTTTCTTCAACTTCATTGTTTTCATATTCTGTAACTTGTTCTTTAGCCATTAGAAAAATCTCCTTTATAGAATTTTACAATTATTTATATTTACTTGTTCTTTAGTGTAAGAGAAGCGATAAAGTTTTCAAAAATCGCAAATTTCTGTTCATCTATCTTAGATGAAGACATTTTGTGTATTCTCTTTTTCGTATTGTGTAATTTTTCTTCTAGCCAAGTATCCTTAACTGGATCATAAACCCAATCTACATTTTCCATAATACCTTTAACAAAAGCATTAGGGGCTGAAGGGTCAGCTACAATATCAGCTGCAGTTGCAATATGATAATCGGATTGTACAACCATCACACCATTTGATTCTTTCAAAGAACCCATGCCTCTTGATGAAACACCAAGATTAGCACCAGATTCCAAAAGACCACGAGCTATATCGCCCATAGGAGTTTCAGTAATTTTAGCTTTACCAATAAAATTCTTGCCGTCACGATTCAATTCAACAATCATGTGAGAAACACGATCAAGATTAATTGATGGACCAGCTGGATGACCAAGTTCACCGTATGCACGATTTACATTAACAACTTCTCTAACATAACGTTCAACTTCTTTTTCCATAACATTTAATGGATAAACACGTCCGTTACGATTTTTCAAATCAGCTTGTAGAAAAATACCTTCTATAAAATGATGCTTTTTACCACTTTCAGTAGATTCTGAAATATACTGGACCGATTCGTTTAGTTCTGTAATTAGCTTCATTTTATCCTCTATAAGTTGCAGCAGTAGCTGATACTGCGACGTTTGCAGTTAGTGTATCAGTAGGTAACTTTTGCACAAAAATGTATTGATTTGCTGGGATAACGAAAGTTCCAGTAACTACTGATGCATTAGAGGTAATAGTTATCAAAGCAGATGCATTAGCTGAAACGAATACAACTGGTGCACCATAAATTGTGTTGGCAGTTGTTAATGTAATTTGATTGGCAGATGGTTTAATAATATTCATTATACTCTCCCTACCTGACCTACTTCATCACTTGGATATGTTAGCTTCATTGGTGTGTCAGAAGGTGCAGCTTGTTCTGTTTTCATTTTTTTGTTTTTATTATTTAACATTCCACGCTTATTAAGTGTAGCCCATGCAATGTTTTCTGATTCTTTTGCGCTATGACCAAGTTCTTTTTCATTCTTTTCAATATGTCTTTTCATTCTTTCAACTTTAGCGCCTTCATAAACTTTTTTCAAAGTTTCAGATTTTTTTTTATCGACAATCATGCCTCTTTTACCTGGCTTTGCTTCTGGAACAGACGAACCACAACCACAAGAACCAGACATATTACCGCATGATTCACACTTCATCATACTTTTAGCTTCATCTAATTCATCTTCGTCTTCTTCATCATCTTCTTCAGTAGCTTCATATACTGAATCTTTTTGTTTTTTATATTTTGCTTCTTTAGTTTTACCTTTGAAGACATCTTCTCCGTTGCCTTCTCGATCTTCCCACTTTTCAGTTTCGTGCTTCGAAGCAAATTTATTATTGCCTGGAGCTGCATTAAGATCGCTAATATCTAGCTTTCCTTTTTTGCTTGAATGTGGGCCACCTATTGATCCCTTTTCAACAATTTCTCTAAGCAATTTACTCATTTTTAGTCCTCTGCGTTATTTGTTTCGTAGCCGTACATCTGCTGAGCAATTTGAATTTTCTTATCTTGAATAGCGTTTTGAAGTCTATCAACTATCAAATCACCAAACGCTTGTTCAAAATCAATAGGTTTTTGCTGAGCAGCAGCATTAATTAAATCTTGTATTTGGTATTTATCGTTTTCCATAATTATCATATTCTCCAATTATTGTGGTTGCTGTTGAGCTTGTTGTGGTTGGGGAGCTCCCATACTCTTCAACAAATCTTGGTTTTTAGCAACTATCTGTACAGCAGCCTTATATTTGGCTTCTTCTTGCATACTTCTGTTGCCCTTTTTCTTTTTCATTTGATCAATGAAAATTTGAGCTTGTCTAACTTGCTCTAGTTTATTCTGTGTTTCTGGATCACCACCTTGAGTTTCTTCTCCAGGTTGCGGTTGTTGAGCTTGTTGCATCTGTTGCATTTGCATCAAATTTTGCTCAATAGCTGGGTTTAACCATCTAGGCTCATTAGTTTGAGCTTCGGCGTTAATTTCACCATCAATTTCAGCAATATCATCATCTGATTGATGAAGAATATTTTTACGAATCCACTCATGAGAATAATATTTGCCAGCCATATCTTGGAAATTACGAGCAAGGTTGATACGACCTTCTGCAATTTCAGCTTCTTTGAGCTCAGAAAAATAATTATCTGTAGAAAAATCAAACTTAATATCATTTGATAAAACAGCCCAATCTTCAGGTGTCATCACACCCTTAAGAATTAATTGTTTTTCAATAAGCTTAGAAAATAATACAGAAAATCTTAATCTCAAACGAGTAATAAAACGAGCGAACTTCAATTCGTCACGAGTAATTTCAGTAGCACGACCAATAGAAAATAATGCGTCTGAATTAAGTCTGCTTACTGGAACATTTAATGTCTGGAGAAATTTCTTTTGGAAATATAGAACGTCGTCCATTTGCCCAAGAGTTTGACCACCTGGTAGGGTAGTAACTTCCGTACCTCTACCACCTTCACGACGAGGAAGCCAATAGTCTTCCAACATAGTCATGAATTTACGATCGTCTCTAATTTCTCCAGAAGCGGCATCATAGATCAAACGGTTTTTATGTTTAACCATAATGTCGCGAACGTATTGCTCTGCCTTCATTTTAGGAAGGTTGCCAACGTCAATATACCAAATACGACGTTCTGGCGCACGAGCGAGTCTGTAAATAACCAATGCGTCTTCAAGAGTACGCAACTGATTAAGAGCCTTGATGGCTTTATGCATATATGAAAGAACCATTGTACCTTGATTATCGGTCAATCCAGATACAACATGAAGTACTGAATCTTTTGCGATTTTCAAACCACTGGTAGTTGGTCCTGTCGTTTTATTTCCGTAATTGAAACCTTTTTCATTGAAAATATAATATTCATTTACGGTTTTATTAATCATAGCGTCGCCTGGATTCTCGGCGGAAATACGCTTCTTTTGAATTTCTCTTACTTTACGGATTTTACGTGGGTCTACGTAACGTAATTCTTTAATACCATCTTTTGGATTTTTGTCGTCAATAACAACATGATAATAAAGACGACCATCAATATACCAGCGACGATAAATTTCATAAGCATATTTGTTAAAATCTAAAAGTTTTAAACAATTTTGAAATTCGTCTCTAATAATTTTCTTAATATTTTCAGTAATTTTAACATCATCTAAATTAATTTCTACAATGTCTTGTTCTTCCATAGAAATCGATTCGTTTACAATTTCATCAACAGCCGCATCACACTCTGGCTGTAAAGACATTTCTCTGTATTTTGTTACTAATTCGGCTTCAGATCTAACTGTACCGTCTAAGTCTACATATGTACCATACGAACCACCTGCAGAAATAACGACAGCGCCATCATCAGAATCCTTGGGAGGAGCGAATGATGGTAACTCTTTTTCTGTTTGCTTTCGTTTAAATTCGAAACCGAATAATTCTGCCATTTAATTCTCCAAAATTGGAGAGGCGAAATGCCTCTCCATCACATAATTATATTTATTATGGTCCAAGAGGACCATCGGCTTGAGCTGCAGCAGCATAAAGATTTACACCACCAGCTTTCTTATCAGAAGATTCAGTAATCGGAATCCAATAATCGTAAGCAAAGTTTACAGAGAAACTTTCTACAGCATTAGCAGAATCCCAATCCAAAGCAATATTACCAATTTCTGTTGGAAAAGCCCCAACTAACTGATAAGAACGAGCTTCAGTACCATCTTTGCTGTATTGAATTATTTCCAAATCAGCTTTATAATTTTCTGCAGTAATATTTGGATCTCTAATATTTGAAACCATACGATTAAGAGCGTTAGACCAAGCTTCAAACATAGCACGAACAGCAAAATCTTCATCGTTCATTACAGTTACTGACCAATCAGTGAATGATCTTTCACCAGCAACTTTAATTTTACGACCAAAATATGGAACATCAATTGAAGAAACCGAAGAAGCTGGAAGTTCAGCAGAACGACAAACAAAACGGAATTTATCAACTGAAACGCTATCGATACCAATACCCTGAGGTACTGATAAGAAAACATTGAATAGAGATGGTCTGGCGCCACCGTACACCAGACCATTAGAGCGGAACGTATTAATATTAAATGGCATTTATTTTACTCCTTTTGAGCTTTTATCTATTTATTAGAACTTGCCAACAACTTCGGAGAATTGAACGCCAGTTCCAACAGCCACAAAGTTCAACTGAATAAAGTTGATTGACTTAGCTGGCTTAATATAGATATCACCAACAAACTGGTTACTGTCAATAACCTGAGCAGTGTTGTTTGTTTCGTCACAAACAACCAAGAAATCAGTTATGCCACGACGACCCTTAATATTACGAAGATATGGGTTTACAAGGTTTTTAAACTGAGCTCTAGTAAATGCATCATTGAATTCGAATAATGAGTACTTAGAAGCCTGTGCAATCGCCTTTTCAAGCACGATAAACAAACGACGAACATTAATTCTATCGAATGCAGATGGCTTAGAAAGCAATGTTTTATCTCCATAAAGAACTGTTCCCTGACCTGGGAAAGTTACTACTGGGTTGATATTATTTTGGTAAAGAATATCTCTATCTGATTTCTTTGGATTATAAGCTAGTTTAATTGAGTTCTTAATTTGACCACGATTAAAACCAGCTGGTGACCACCAAGCATCATTAGTATTATCAGTACGAACACAAAGACCAGCAACATCACCGTTCATTGGCACCCAACGATTTACATCAGAGTAACGATCGTACATGTACTTATAACCAGTATCCATAACTGCATAAGAACTTGCATGTAAAGTATTTCTCCAGTTTTTCAAGCTTGTTGCTTCATTACCAGCGTTATTGATTACTTTAGTTCTGTCTGGTGAGATAAGAGCAATACAATCTTTTCTAACTTCGCAAATATTATCAATGATATAATTGGCCATTTGATAATTTGAAATAGTTTCGCCATTAGTAGTAGTTATACCACCTAATGGACGACCCTGAAGAACAAGTGAAATATCAATATCTTCTGGAGATACGAACAAGTCATAAGCTCCTGCAATTGCAGAGAAAGCGCTAGTATTACCTTCGTCATAACCGTCAGAACCGAATACTAACTGTGAATTCAATGGTGCAGTTGCTGATGAATTAGCAAGATAAAATGAAGTATTTGAAACTGCAGTGCTGCGATCATTACCCCACCAAATATAATTTGAATTTTGATTGATAACATCGCGATAATAGTTACCAGATCCATCATCATTTTTAGCGTCTGAAGCTCTTGAAATGCCTTTATATACTTCTAAAATAACACCTGGAGTTCCAGTAAATTGTCCATCGTCATCAACAACAACAATATGCATCTCATCTTGAATGCTATTATTACCTTGATAACGCTGCCAATTTGATTGACCAGGAGCTGTCGCAACAGCACTGAAAAATTCCCAATATCTTGAAATACTATTTGTTGAAAATGCTGCACGAAGTCTATAAGGTTCCATAAAGTTAAGTGTTACAGAACCATTAGCAGTATTAGTAACAGAAGAAATTGAAGATACAGTTAGATATTGAACACCAATTTGACTATTACCAGCCGCAATTCTATCTCCAGTTGAGAATGAAGCAGCAACATTAGCTGCAACAGTATTTGCAATACCTGAAATAATAGCACTATTACTTCCAATAATGAAATCAATAACGCCAGAAGTAGCATTACCCACTGCAACGTTTGATTGATATGATGTCGCGTTATCGCAAACAGAAACACGAAGACTATTACCTAAATTACCAGGATATTTTGCAAGATAAAGAACATCGCTATCAAAATTTAAAGTAACGTTAGCGCTGTATAGTTTATTTCTATAATCAGTTTCATTTATAGCGATTTGATTTACAAGATTAGCAACAATAGCTGTATTTGTTTCTCTAGCAACAGCATTATATGCTGTGCCTGGATTAGCAAAATAAACATTTAATGATGTATTAGACGCCGCTGGGGATCCAGACATAACTATAGCTGTTGAATTAACAGACTGAACTGTATAATTATTAGCTCCAGCAATAACTGCTGTATTATCACTTTGAAAAATATACATACCAGCAACAACATTTGCAGTATTTGTACATAGTAAAACGTTGTTAGAAACAGTAGCTGTAACTGTTTTAGTTGGCGTCATTCCGCTAGTATTAGCGCCACGAGAAACATATAGACGATTTGCATATGCAAGGAAATTAGCGGCAGTAAACCATGTTTCTGCATTAAGATTTGTAGGTTTACCAAATCTATTTACAAGAGTAGTTTCACTATTTACTAATACTCTCTCACCGATCGGACCCCAGCGAAAAATACCAGCGATAGCTCCATCAGATGTTGCAACTGAAGGTACAACCGTTGTAAGGTCGATTTCAGAAACATTTACGCCTGGACTTAGTTGAAATGCCATTTTTATCTCTCCTTTTATGCGAGAATGTATGTTTATAATTTATTGTTATTTATTAAAAGTTCTCTTTTACATTCCACATCCAACTATCAGAGACGAATTCTTCAACATCCTCGGAATAATCTTCTCTTCCATCAAACACAAAACCGAAAGGAGACATATCTTGTTCCATGTCTTCCTCTGTTTTCTCACGTAATGACATCAACGTATTGATATTTGTGTAATCTTTGAAATACTGTTGTTCTGAAAGCCATGCGAATAACACCAAACACATAACAAGGTCGTCATGTTTACCAGGCTCGGCTTCATAAGAATTATTTTTCTTAGAAAATGTAGAAAGTTCGTTAATAGTATGAAAATCATTAACAATGAATTGGTTCTGTTCAACAAGCAATTTTAAGATAGAACACCCAACTGATTTTACAATTTTAGTAGTTCTGATACCTTTATCAACACTAGAACCACCAAAACCACTGGTTATACGTTTACCAGAACGACCAGCATTCTCTGTAAACAATACATTTTCATAACCAAAATCATAATGCAAAGAATGAGAAACTTGTTCTCCAATATCATTAATTTCTACCAAAACAGAAGCGTTATTATAAGCTTTGGCAATTCTGTGTATAACATCAGCATAATCTATAGGCGAAACTGCATTATTACGAAAAACGCATGCCTGATTATATGGCATAGAAGAAACATCCATAAGCTGAAATGCAGAGTAATCTAATCCTTTACCACGCGAGACGTCGCAAACTATAATATAAACATGATCTTTTATGGGTTGAGTATACTGTATCAAACCTTCTTTTTCAACTAATGGTGTTTGGTGAACTAATTCTTTAAGTTTCCAACCAGAGATAAGTGTACCAGAGCTACCAAGAAATTCACAGTTGTATTCCTGATCGAACTTCTCTAAATCGAAGTTCATAGCTGCTAAAGTATCAGTTTTCCAACTTTCGTTTCTACCAGGAACATCTTGCCATAAAACTTTAATAGCATTATACTGATTACGTTGTTCTTGGGCATTAACCCAAATACTGTAAAAGTGATTCAAACCATTTGGTGTTGAAACAAGAATAATTTTTGATTCGCTACCAGAAGAAATCGTAGGATAAACTGATGTGAAAAATTCATCCCAATTTTCAATAAACGCTGCTTCATCGATAAAAAGTAAGTTGATAGAATAACCACGGATCGAGTCGGTAGAAGTAGCAGCAGCGATAACACGACTATTATTTTCTAATTCGAACGATCCTTTGTTCCATTCTTTAACACCCTGTTGTAGCCATATGGGTAGATGCTGATAGGCTAGCTGAATACGACCTAGAATTTCTCGGGCGGTGTCTCCCTTGTTAGCGAGTAAGGCTACGGTCTTTTCTGGATTAAAAATAATATACCAAAGAATAAAAGCACAAGTAGTAGTAGATTTACCAGCCTGTCTAGCTGTTGTTATTATATTAAAACGATTATTTGAGAAAGATTTAAGCATCTCTTTCTGATATGGATAAAGTTTAAAATTAATAAGACCCTTGTCTACATTAATAATTTTCATGTAAGTTTCAGTGAAATATACTACATCTTTAGAACATCTTAAATATTCTTGTACAAGATCAGGACTCCATTCAATAGCTTGATTTTCACGTTTTAAATTAGCATTACCATTGTATCCAGTACGTACGTTATTAAACTGCAGATCCACCATTTTTCATGCTCTCTATTGCTTTTTGTAACTCTGCAGTAGAACCAACAAAAAGATTATTGTTAATAGTTTTAGCATGCTCATTAGTTGGAGCATCTACTGCATTTATTTGACGAATTTTTGATTGAAGATCTAGGAGGTCTTTATTCGCCTGTAACATAGTGTCCATTACTTTAGCCAAAACTTCAAAAGCTCTTGGGTGTTGAGAACTGCTAGCAATTTCTCCAAGCTTAAACATAGCTTCTTGACCATTCTGTATTACTTCATGTATGTTCGCGCGAGCGGCTTCGAAATCAGATTTCGCGCTGTCGTTATGAGCATCTGAAATTATTGTTTGGACTTGATTAGTGATATCAGGAGAAATATTTAAAGCTGCACTAATCGGATCATTATTACTATTATTCATTCTGTAAATCTTTTTCATCGTAAATTTGTGTTATAAATCCATAATCATCATCAATACTTATTTCAGTATAAGCAACAGTTTCGTTTATATTTGAAGTAGGTAATCCATTTGCTGTTAATCCTGGTTGAACAGTAACACGTTCAACCACAGGTAATGTGCCAACAACATCAGGTATTGTACCATCCGGAACACTTGGAGTAAAATAATTCATTTTTATAAATTTAATAACACCAGTAGATTTTACTGGACCGTATATATAACCTTTTAATGTTACATCTAATTGCCAAATTATAGCTCTTCTGTCTTTCAAATCACCACTGTAATTATCAGTGTATGATATGTTATTTAGAACTACTGGGATATCTGTAGTTATTTCCATTTCAGGTATCAAATTAACAGTAGTTGTCCAATCAGGTGTAAAAAATGGAAGAATTTGTTCAATTATTTTTGTACCATCTTCGGCATTTTTAGCATAAACATAAACTTTAAAATCAATATTATATGGCACTGGATTATACTGATATTTAAATTTACTTTTATTTGTAGGATCTTTTACAGATATTCTATTAATTGTAGGTAATTTTCTTGAAGAGTCATATTTCATCTGACCCATTTCAAAAGAAATAACAGGCAATGGTGTCACAGCTGTTTGTCGTGTTACACCAGCGTCTTGAATAACACGTGCCAACATTTTATCTTTTGGAGCGTATGTAACAGGAACTTTTATTAAAGCTGTTGTATTTCCATCTTTATCTATTCTTGTGATACGAATATTGTTGAAAAGAGTTCCAACAAGAATTACGTATTTTCTTAACAAACTGAAGTAAAATGGATTACCGAACATTAGATAGTACTTTCGCTAAATGGATCTACTGATGTGAAATCAATAAACAAATCTGATTCATTCTGTATAGAAAGGTTATCAGAAGCAGCAATAAGATCACTCAATGATGACCCTTCTTGTGTCAAATAATCGCCATCTTCTGTAATAATAGGAATTCCAAATTCATCATCAATAGTCCAATCAAGTATATTAGTGCTGAAATTTTTCTGTAATGAATCTATCTCAGGTATACCTGTATTTAATAGTTCGTTTGAATATTCGAACAATTCACAAGTCATTTCCCAAGTTTGTAGTCCTCCAAGCTGATAAAACATCTCGAATTTATTAACATATTTAACTTGGAAACACTTTTTATTAAGCGGGAAATATATTAAGTCGCCTTCATTTGGTCTTACTGCAGTACTATATCTTCCTACTTCTTCGTTGAAAATACGCTGAGCGACAGAAAATATAACTTGATCTCTGATTTCAATACCAAATTTAGACATGAAATTACCATCGCCAGAAAATCCGTCGACAGATTTAATATAAATTTCAATAGGATAAGCGTTTTCGTAACTTGATTGATCGTCTGCACCATATACCTTATCGTAATTATTAATTTTACGAGGTATATAATACATATCTTCGCCATATATTTTAATAGATTCAATAATCAAATTTTCAAGAAGCTGCTGCTCTTGACTTGATTTAAAATTATTGAAGAAAAAATTTGTTGCCATTAGCCGATCATATCCGTTACTGGTAAGCTATATGAATATATCATTTCTTTTTCAAGTTCTAGTTTTTCTTGAGTGGCTTCATTGTATA